CTCTACAACCTTGAGGCGTTCACGTAACTCCTCTTGCTTCTCTTCCAATCTTTCGATTTTGAGAGCTTGCACTGTCAAACGGGTCTCCTGAGAGGCATCTACATGTGAAGGATTGTCGCAAGTCATGATTTTTTAGAAGAGTCAATTACATCTGCTCCCAATATCTTTATAGGCGTTTCTACACGTATTGTCTGGAATCCACCTCCTGTATTCATTAACGCCAACATCTCTTTTTTACTTAAAGGCTTATCGTCTCCACTAGCGTCATACGTTCCGTCACCTTTTTTCTTAGCACTCTTATCCAGGCCGAAACTTGCAAGCGACGAAGCCAGGAGAGACGCCGGAAAAGTTATATCCTGCTTTTCCCCTGACGTCAACCCAGGAATTTCTGGCAAATAATTTAAGGTCACTAATGCCCCGGACCAGGCAACCACGACCAATCTGACTAAAACTGAGATGTATTCAAACTGTTCCTCCTTATCATCTAACTTCTCTTTTAACGTCTGAAAGACACCCTTCTTCTTCGTTTCTTCCTCTTGTGGAATTTTCTTATCTGCCGTAGTAGCCATTTCATTTAATTAATCTACATTAATAGTAGACGTTTTAAGTTGGATAGTAGGCAGGTACTAATGTGCCTCTATCATCGTCATCGTCATCGTCTTCGTTGTCACGTCTTAAGTCATAGCCTAAGGTATATGTCACAATAGCGACAGCAATAAGAGGTATGAAAGGAAATAAGAAAGCTAATTGAATCGTTGACGGATCAGCTAGTTCATTCATGAGCATGAGATAATTTTTTATAGGCTTTTGTAGCCTTTTTGATGATCTTACGAGCCTCGTCTCTCGAAGTACATTTTTCTGCTTTTCTCGCGAGACGTATTAATTTGTGATGTTGTTTGTTAGTCGTAATCGTAGAGTTCTGATAATCCATAAGTTGCTGCTAGTAATCCGAGTAAACTTCCTGCTGTGTGGCCTGGCCCCCATCTCATAGCCCTTCTACCTCTCTGCTTTGCTACTTCCTGTACTCCTTTAGATGTGAGCATCTCTGGGCTCTGAGATTGAACAGTAGTCTGAGTAGCAGGAGCAGGTTCTGGCTGAACGGGATTGCCACGATGATACCATGATTCCTGATGAACAGGCGTACCTGTCAAATTGGACTGCACATAATTGACTGGACGGTCTCTTAGATCCATCTTGGGGTTATCCTTTTCCTGCCTATTCATGGGTGCATTCAAGGCATAAAGCCTATCCTCCATGATCTGCTGCTCAGCTAGCATTCTTCTGTGTTGGGTCTGTTCTCCTGGATCCCACGTTTTGCCATAAGCTAAAGGATCTGTTTCCCCAGAAATATATTGTGCATATTTAGCAGCCGCGACATCTGACAATCCACTTTGTCTAGCTCTGACATAAGCTATTTGCCAATCGTCCTCTGTTAATTTCGAAACTCGAGGAAAATATTGACCAGGTTCAACAGGTCCAATCTCTAAACTACTTGTCCTGACAGGTACAGGACTCACTAAATCATTGCCAACCCTTGCGTCCCAATTAGTTCCGTCACCACGCAACAGAATAGAAGGATCATAATCAACGTCACCTCTAGCTGCGAGCCTCGCTCTGTTAGTAGCTATGGTAACTTTGTCTTTTTCTCTCCCTGTGCCATACGTAATATATTCAGGATCTAATTTAAAAATTCCAGAAGGATACTTATCTTTTCGTTTTCCCATCAAGATTTTTTCTAGTTCCTCATCGGTCACCTTAATAGGATTCCCCTCAACATCTACATCCCCAGGAGCTATATCATATTGTGGAAATCTTTCTATTAGCCCTTTCTTCTCCAAATCTGACAGCATCGTTTCCTCCATGTTGCCCCAATTGCCAGCAGCATCTACTCTCATTTCTCTAGCAAGTCGTCGATCTCTTCGATTCTCTGCCATCTCTCTTTTGAACTGATAATCACTCTTAGCAAAAGGGCCACCTGCCCCTCCTGTCATGTCTTGCAAGAATTTCGCAGTAACTCCAACATCACTCGCAACTTTGGAAACAATAGTAGCAGCTCCCCTCTCTCCGGCTACAGCTAACCGCCAAATTTTTTCAGCCGTAGTTCCGTTCGACTCTGCTAAAGATTGCAGGGCATCTTGAAACTGTCGGAATTTCTTGTCTGCTGTCATTGGCTTACCTAATTAAACGGTCCAAGGAGCTGGTTCCAGTTTGCCTGTTAAAGGATTCACTATATGGTTAATTTCTTGCATCATTCCTATATCCTGATTCACTGGAGCTATGGAGACTTCGTTTCTGAGCTCAGGATATAATTTCTCTAATCGTCTACGTCTTAGCTCCTCAGGTTCGCCATCATAGAAGCCAGGTCTCTTGTTGTAGTCTTCCTCCCATTGTCGATTCTCTTGTATTTTCCGATTTAGTTTTCCTCCTATCTCCCTCAACCATTCCATGATATTGGCTTGGTCTCCCATTTCACCAATAACTCCTGCACTGCTATCTCCATAGATAGGTTTAGGTGGATAGCTCTGCATGTATCCAATAATTTCTTGAGCAAGAGGATTTTCGTTAGCGAATTTCATGATGTGATTAGAAGTTCATTTGGTAATTTGAATTGAACTCTGGAGGCTTGCGATGACCTAAGTTCATATTGAAATTCAAGTTATATTTATCTCCTTTATGCGTAATACCGAGATTGCCGAGAGTAGAAGGATCGGATGTCATTCCATTATGTTCTCCTCCTAAATAATGCTGAACCCCTGCGTGAACATTTGTCCTGCCATCATTTAATATGCCAGGAGATGTAATTTGGAAATTTCCACCGGTGTTTGGTCCATCCATATTCACACCTACTTCTACATTCCATTTATTAAAATCATTGTTATTCGCTTGGTTCAAATCCGTCGAGTCTTCAGATATCGTCGCTCCTAAAGTGCTGTTTGCTTGGAGTGTGCTGGCGGCTTTATTGGTCTCCAGAGAATCGATAATTTCATAGACTTCTTCATTAGCACCAGCCATCTTAAGTGCTTGGTCTTGCAATCCCCCTGCAACCCAATCAGCTATGGCCTCTTTGTTAGGCAGTTTAAAGCCTGTTGTAGTTCGTGCTCTACTCTCTGACACTCCCACACCAATAGGGTACTCAATTTATTCTAGCTCTTTAGTGTTTTACAGGGTTTATTATATTTATTCGAAAGGAATAAATAAATCACGACTATAGAAATATCCTCTTCTACCTTGGAGTCTATCAGGAGTAGTCCACTCTTCTTCGCTAGGTAAATAACAGAACCAACCAGTAGCTATATATTTGGTCTCTGTAGGACTGACGATTCCACGATGAACATGAGTCCAGTCAGAAGGCCATATCACAGTTAATCCTTTTTGCGCTTGCACTTGAAAATCTTGATGGTACCATTCTGTTCCACCTCCATCTTTTACGTCGTTTAAATATGTCATCCATACTAAATGCCTAGATATAACGTTTGGATGCAAGGAAGCTCTCTCTGTATGCCATTTAGTGAAACCTTCTTTGGGTTTGTATTTTTGAATATTAAATTGTTCGAAAGCTGCATTACCCCATGGTTGTTGACATTTTTCACAATTAGGAAATTTTTCACAGTAATCATCCAAGACCTCGTTTAATGCTTTGTTAAACTTGGCAACCCTTGAGTCTTTTACAACATATGGCACTCCCAAGTCTGTTGATGTTTTACCGTCTTCCTGTTTATCGCCCTCATCTCCATTAGCCGTATGGCCTGGTCTTTTGAGACATATAAAATCACCTCTACCTTCATAAGGAATCACATGTCTTCCCATGGGGAATTCTTCAAAATATTCAATCAACCCATCACATAGATCTAGGTCAATTTTTCTGCCATAAATAAATTCTTTATGAGTAAATTGCATATTTATTCTGTAATAGATTCACAATGTTCAAAGGCGTCTTTCATTCTTGCATTAAAGGAGACACTAATACGAGGTTCATCTCCTTGATAACGGCGAACCCCATGCTCCAAGTAAGAAGGAAATAGTAATAATGTTCCAGTCCTAATATTATCTATGGTATAAGATGGTACCCACCCATGCAAAGGAAGTCCCCAATGTCCTGAGACAGGAGTATTAATTGTAAATTTACCTGTTTCATTGTTTGAAGGATATTGATAATAATAAACACCTGAAAAATGACTAGGTAAATGATTGTGTGTATGAGCAAAATCATTATTATCTAATTTAGTAACCCATGAAGCAGTAATGTTCATATGTGTTACCAATCGCTCTTTACCTGCCTCATCTACAGGAGTACCTAATCCCTCTCCTATTCCTAGCATGTATTGAATAATTTCATTCTTCACAATAGAAGGAAACTTCTTTAATCTTGAAAATAAACGATTACCAAAAGTCGGATCACTCAATTTATGTGTTTTACCCCAACCATCGTTATATTCAAGAGTCTCTTTTTCTATGGCTTGTTTTAACTCTTGTTGTATCTCCTCGAAATACGGCTCTTCATCTAAATCTGCTCTAGCTATATAAGTCGGGAAATAAGTCCAAATCGTTCTACCCATTAAAAACCGCCCATACTCATTACAGTATGAACGGTTTCGTGTCAAAAGCTAGTTAGAAGTTGTACTTAATACCTAGTTTTCCACCTGTTGCGAAGTCTTCTTTCTCTTCACCTGTAAGGAAAGAAAGCTCACCATAAACATCAGTAGCTTCAGAAAGAGCAACACTTGCACCTGCTTTGCCAGATATGCGAGTTTCAGTATCTGCATCCTTAACAGCTACGAATGCTGGGCCACCTTGAACATAGTAAGAA